ATATTTCATGGCGCACCTACTAACTGCCCTTCAAAGGCGTAAGTACCGATATGAGAGAGCTGCGCCCAGGGTGCTGCATACACTTTGCCACCGTTAATACGCCACAATCTGCAAAAGTGATAGTCCTCAGACAACAGACGGTTGGTATCAGGTTCTATTGAGGTTGCAAAAAATTCTTTAATTTTCTCTGCGTGTTGCATTTGACCAGACAGATCGCCTACATCATTGCTGTATTCAGGTACTTTGTTATCTAATCGTTCAAATACAGAGCGCTTGATCAACATAAAGCCTGTCCCGCCATTAAAGATCTCTACTGGCTGATTGATTGGCACAGTCACTTCACCCTGATAATCCACCAGGTTAACAACAAAAGAGCCTGTATGGTGCTTTAACTGGTCATTTGGTACGCCAGCATCCATCGCCTGCTTTACGCTGCTCCAGTTAACTTCCTTCTTGGGGTAAATGCCGCAAATAATGTCCTTGTCAACCTCTAGCATTGCCAAAATATCTTGTGGTCTGAACTTAATGTCAGCATCAATAAACATTAGGTGAGTGCAGGGTGACTTTAAAAAGGTATGCACAAGCGCATTTCTAGCCCTGGTAATCAGACTTTCATTAAACATATAGCTAAATTGCGTTTCAATGCCCTGTTGCGTAAATAATGATTGCATCTGCTGAACAGATTGGGTGAAATATCCAGCGCACATCCCGCCATACATTGGAGTAGCTACAAAGACTTTAATTTGACTGTTATCCATCATTTTTCCTTAAAATAAATCGTTTAAATTTACTAAGCGCCATTCATTGGTTGGCACATCATAAAAGTATTCATCGGTTGCAACTGCGGTATTTTCAACTTCTCTTACTGGTGATTGCTTAATTTTTTCTACATCAATCCAATAAGCGTACTCAAGTAAATAATTGACTGCGAACATATAGGTTGGCAGCTCGTTATTAAACAACTTCTGCTTACGGTAAGGCACATGGATGGTGTCATAAGGGCAGTAATGCAAACCCTCACGCCACTTTCGAGCCTCTACTTCAATGTAGCAATGAGGCATCCAGTCCTTGAAAGCTACTAAATCAACAGCATATTTATCAGGGTTTGGGATGATATCAAGACACCATACCTGGTTCAAATACTTCATCACCGCATTTCTAGCGGGAGGATCGCATTTGTCGTGCATTGCCTGGTTAAATGGTTTATATCTCATGTATCCCTCATAAGTGCCAGCTTGCCCAAATAGATGGCTGGCGCACCTTACCTAACTGTCCTTTAGTGGAGGACTCGATTCTGAGCTATCGGAGGAAATTTCCTCAATTAACACCCTGATTGCGCCACCCTTGATGGTCTTACCTCGCACAATCGAAAGCTCATCAACCTGAAAATCATCATCAAATACGCCTGCATCTTGTAAAGCATCCAGGACACACTTGATCCGATTATCAATATCAATCTTTCTTTTATCTCTGGGAAACAGCACCATTGATATACGCAACTTACTATCTCCTAGTTTGGGTACTCTGTACTCGACTACATAATCTGCTACTGCTGCTTTAAACTCTCTGCCTTTTGGTGAGAGGATCGTTCTCCCCCTAAAGTTACGCCAGTAGGTGTTCATTGAGGGAGGGTACGGAAGCGTTAAAACAAGCATAAAGGTAGGTTACTCACAGTCTTTTTAGTCTGAAATCTCAACGAGCCATAGAGCTGAATAGTGTCTGCTTTCACCCGTAAATCAACAACTGATCGGTTTGAATGGTCCGTCAGTACGAATATCCCAACAGCACAAGCCACCACGCCCATCAGGAACGCATTTAGTCTGTGCATAAACAGATGTTGCTGCCAGGATTAAAACTGCTAATAGTGCTTTTTTCATAGTTATCCCCTTAGAATGGTACTTCATTGTCGTTGCGGTTTACTTCTTTAGGATACTGCGTATCAGCATTAGGCTTCCAAGTATCTTCAGAAAGACTAATCAACTGCCCTTTTGGGGTGTTTTTAGTCCATCCTGCAATCTTGAGGGTTTGCCCTGCTTTGTAATCCTCAGAGAGCAATAGAGTACCCTTCCAGTCTGGTGCTTTCTCATGAGTTTTCTTATCGTTCATAAATAGAACGCCTTTGCCCATCTGGGCGATATGTCCGTTAGCCATTGTGGATTTCCTTTCTGTGGATTTGGATAGCTGAGAGAAATTTTGCTGTTGTATTGCCGTCAAATGTTTTTGTATAGGCTGCATTGCAATCCCTTAATTGATTGATCTTTCTGTAGCGCTCCTCATCGGAGTACTTCTTAGATTCATGGATCTTGGCATGAAGCTCTGCAAACCCATCAATCCAATCATCCCTGGTTAAATAAGTGGCATAGGGTTCATCGCTGCCAGGGATATACATTGGAATACCTAGATCGCTCTTGATGTTCTCAATGGTGATTTCATCGCTGCCAGCCTTGACGGTTACGATTGGGGAAACAACTTCGACCTTGCCCATTTCTTTTGCTGGTTCAAAGTCTGCCACTTCTTCAGGTGAGTAGAACCCTGTAACCGATCCTGGAAAGACGCTTCGTATGCCTTCTGAAATACATCGGCTGCGTAGCATTGCTCTTGGAAACTTTTGCCAGCCTGAGCCTGGTTTGACCAGTCCAATCTTGTTTGCCTGCTCGATAGTCCAGGTGACGGCAAGACTGCCTCCGTTGGGGTGAGTAAATACGCCTGTAACCTTCTCATCTGTGTAATCCTTCCAATCAACTTTTCCGCCAGCATTTTGAAACCTGGCTAACATGGCATCAGCCTTAAGTGCTGGTCTGCCTTGGATAATATGAAAGTCCCTGGCAGCCGTAGCAGGGTGCAAACCTTCTGCCTGAGCTACTGCCATGAGAGCTAACACGCTATTTTTGTCCTTCATCCCAAATAAACCTGAAGCTGCAATCGCTCCCGCCATCTGGTCCATCTCTGTAAAGCTGACAATGTTAGACATGGATCATCTCCGCTAATGTGATTACGGTATCAATGACTGAGCTGGCAGCCATTACCCAAATTGCTAAATCAATGTGATTCATGCAATCCTCCCTTGCTCATGCTGAATGGCTTTGACAACATCCAATAAGTCCTTTTTCACTTCTTTGGCAAGCCAAACAACTTCGTCATTTTCTTTAACATCTGAAATAACAGTTTGTAAGCCAATAATTACTTCTTTTAAAATTTCAATAGAGTTCATTTGACTAAAAACCTCCGAGATCCTGGCTGCTCGATAACAAACTTCTCATAGATATCTGGCATAGCCTGTTTAAATAAATCAGCACTAAAACGATTGCTGCTCTTAGCTGACTTCCATGACACCAGGGTAGTGCCATCAACAGATCTGATTTCTTGGTTTTCCGCCATCAGATTGCGGATCTGAACTTCTATAACTTCCTCAGCAGCCTCAAGATTCTTAATTTGATTCTTAATATCTTTAAGCTGAGTGACAGCCATTTCAACTTGCCTTGTAGCCGTAAGTACACCATCGGAGCTTGAGGGATACATAATCTTAGTTTGATCAATAGTCTGCGCTGGCGGTAGATTGTCTGATTGACAGTAGCCCCATACCTCAGCCATTTTTTGAATAAGATCATCCTTTTCCACCTCGCTGATATCAAAATCAAAGGTCTGGAACTCTTGACCTCCAAATAAAACGGCAAGATAAATCTTTTGTATGCCATGACAAGCAGCTTCATGCACCAACTGGGCATAATCCGCATCAGGAATACGATTACTATCAGGATCAAACTTGTTTCTGTGGGCAGCATTGTAGTTTTTAGCCTCTACAAGAGATAAGCCATCAGCACTAATAAAATCAAAATGGCTGCGAAACCAATCATGCTTAGGGTGAGTAAGACTATAGTCAGCATCTTGGATCTCCATATCAAATTTACTTTGAAATAAGCGACCAATAACGGGCTGCATCACGTGACCCATTTGTACCGCCTCAACTCCTGATAAGTCTGGCAATTCCTTCTTACCTTGCTTTTCTAGGATAACGTCAACCATCTTGCCATTAGCAACCTTACGACTGTCACCAGACCAGATAGCCGACCTTCTTACCTCTGGTAGAAAATCATCTCTGTCGTTCATTAAATTGTCCTTAGTTAGGGTTATTTGCCGAATGGAATACTACTTAAATCATCGAGATCGGCACTCTCAATGCATTCAAACCAATGCGCTACCTCACCGCACCCGCTAATGGGTAAATTGCGGCAATGAATAGCTGTCCATATTTGAGCTTCGCCTGTGACCATGTGGCGGGGAATTTCAGGGGCAACACAATCTAGCCCTGATAAATGCTTGCAATCTTTACAAAATTTCATAGCTTTAATCCTTTAAATAGTTAGGGTTCATACAACAATTACGACTTTACAACAACATTCGCTTTATGTGCAAACTTTATTTTTTCCAACTGTAGTTTTTCTGCAAACGTCATTGGCAGGGGCGCGCTTTTATTTGGATACTTTGCCAGCACTCCCGCTTGTGGAATAGGTGTTATTTTCATTGTGTCCTTTGCATAGTCTATATATAATATATACGTATATACGTACGTCTAATATACGACAACTATTCTATTTCTATCTTATATTTCGTTACGTATATAAATGTCTATTACTCTACTATGTTTAAATTACTATCGTATAGATGGGGTAATGGGGTTCAAACAACAAACCCCTAAGCTGCTTTAAATCAACAGCAACAGACCGACCAACAGCACCAGACCGAATACCGATACAGTTTCGATTACCGCCCTCCAATTCACCCGCCCGCGCGCGAGGGGAAATTTCGATTTCAAAAAAATCTTACGT